CAGTAGGACTTATTGAAGTACTTGGTAAAAAAATAAAATCAGATAAAATAGGGGTAGCTGCAAGAAATATACTTGTTACCATGGCATCGGCAAAAGGACTTCCACGCGAAGCCCTTGTGTATTTGGATAAATACGGTGTAAGTACAAAAAAACTTATGGACCCAAATACTAAATTGGCAGGTAAGCTAAAAGAGCTTAGCAAGATTAGTGGAGATGCTACGGCCATGGTGAAAGTATTCGGGAAAGAAAATATAACTGCTGCTACTGTATTGTTCAATAACCTTCCACTTTTAGAAGATTGGACGAAAAAAATTCAGAATACAAATGAAGCACAAAACCAAGCTAACACAAATTCAAAATCTTTTGTGAATAGATTGGCACAATTAAAGGCCTCTTTTGGTAATATATTAGTATCTGAAAATGAGAATATCGGTGCATTGGGTGCATTGGGTAATATTATCAATTATGTTACGAATAATCTATCTAAAATTATGAGGATAGTAATTATAGCAAGTGCACTATTTATGGGATTTAAGGCAATAATGTGGTTATCAACTGCATCAATTTATGCCTATAATGTGGCACTTGATTTATACATTCTATTGAGTGGAAAAAGCATTTTATTAATGCAGACAAATGGAATTGTAATGAAGGGATTGACAATGTGGCAAGGGCTTGTTACAGCAGCTCAATGGCTTTGGAATGCTTCATTGTTTGCATGCCCTATTGTATGGATAATTGCTGCAATTATAGCTTTAGGAGCGGGGATTTATCTATTAGTTAAGCATTGGGATACTGTTACAGAGTCGTTGAAGCGATTTGGCAAATTTCTTTTGTCGAGTGTGCTGACTCCTATAATTATGGTATTGGATGCTATTGGTAGATTAACCGGTGCAAAATGGGCCATAAATTTATCTACAAAAATGCAATCGTTTAAAAATGGGTTGGACGATCCGGGCGAAACGATAGCTTCAAAACAGAGAGCTGCTGCGATAGGAGTAGCTAAAACGGCAGGTGCAACGAATAACAGTTCAATAACATATTCCCCTCAGGTTACAATTGCATCGGGAAGCCCGGCAGATAAGGCAAATTTTATGAACATGTTGAAAGATCATAAAAGAGAGTTGCAGCAAATGATGACCGGAATGGATAACAACAAAAAGAGGGTGAATTATTCACCAAGCTTCTAGATAAGAATTTATATATGCCTTTTTAGCTCAGCTGGTAGAGCGGTTCATTTGTAATGAATAGGTCGGCGGTTCGAGTCCGTCAATTGGCTCAAACTACATGCAATAGGATTAGGACGAAGTCTTTTGAATGGCCAAGTATGGGCATAAATCGTATAATACATGCTAAGAAACGAAAGAGCAACTCACAAATAATTGAGTATGTAGTAGCTTTATAAATAACGACTATGTTTTTACAACTCGGTACATATAAGTTTGAAGGTATAAAGTTACCGCAATCATGGAGTAATTCGAAAGAAACAATCTATGGTCAGATACCTATAATTGGTGGTAAGCCGAGCATTCAGATAACGGGTGAGAAGTTAGAAGAGATTGAGATCGGAATTTTCCTTTCATCGGATTTCTGTACTCCAAAAACGGAACTGGAAGCTTTACATGCCATTAGAACCAAAGGCGTAGTTTCTCAACTGGTAGATGGTACCGGAAGGAATTACGGAAAGTTTGTGATTACTTCCATTAATGAAGATAATATAAATGCATTGCCTGACGGATATGTTACGGATATTTCTGCTACACTACATTTATTGGAATATAGCACTACCGATTCGCTGACGTTGCGGAAAGGAAAGGCATTATCAACGTCGAAACCTATTGCAGTTGCACCGCTTGCACCGCTTCAAAGTCCTACTATGGGAATAATGGTAAGCATGAAAGCCGGTAATGATATAAGTAAGCAATTATCAGAACAAATAGCCAAAGGGCAAATGACTAGCGGTAAGTTGGCTGAAGTGCAAAGTAAATCAGCAAAAGCCATTAGCAGCTACAACCAAACTACTGCTAAGATTGATACTAAAAGTAAACTAGTGCTTCGTGGTGCTACTACAGTGAAATCGAAGATAAATGAAACGAATGCTACGCTCACCAATATTAATGTTTTGGCGGGTAAATTAAAACTAGCAACGGATCAGATTAAGAATACACCCGGTGCAGTTCTTGGAGCTGATAGTTTACAGGATTATGTAGATTTGGCAAATAATGGAAATCAATTGAGTGGATTAATGTATTCGTTGAATATTGCAAGTTCACCATTTGCTGCGGTGGTAGGCAGTAGGGAAACAATATAATAACTCCAAACCCCTAAAGGGGCTTAAAGAAAATAAGAGTGGATAATTCTATAAATCATGTGTGTGGACAGGGTCAGACCTGGGGTTTTGTTGCCAATTTATACTATGGAAGTATGAAGGCGATAAAAACGCTTATTGATGCTAATCCTAGCGTTCCCATTGATCCGGTATTGCCTTATGGAACTACTTTGATTGTTCCGATAATTGAAACAACTGAAACGGCAGTAATAACAAGTAGGTTGCCACCGTGGAAATAAATTTACCCCTAATCCGTCAGCTGACGGATAATAAGAAATGGAAGAGATAGCTAAAAAGCCAATTGTAAAAGTAATATGGAATAATAAGGATATTTCTACAACGGTAGAAAAGTATCTTTCTTCCATAACTTATATCGACCATGAGGAAGGGGCTAGTGATGAGTGTACGTTCGAGTTTGACAATTCATCCGGTATATGGAGTGAGGATTGGTACCCTGAAGAAGGTGATACGCTGCACCCATTTATTGGGTATGGCGATAAACTGATAGATTGTGGTTTATTCCAGGTAGACGAAGTTACGCTAACGGGTACTCCTGATATAATGGAGGTAAAAACAATTGCTTCCGGCATAACAAAATCGTTGCGGACACGGAATAACAAGGCATTTGAAAAAATGACATTGAAGCAAATAGCTTTGTTTTTTTGTAATAAACATGGTTTTACGCTCATTGACAATTCAAGTCTGAAGTTATCGGCCATTAATATTGACCGTAAAACACAAGAGAACAAAACTGATTTGTCGTTTTTGGCTGAACTGGCTAAGGAGTATGGATTCCTTTTTTCAGTGAAATCTAATAAGCTTGTATTTATTGATTATTACACACTAGATAATGCTGAAAGTTTGTTGGAAATTGATAAAACAGATGTAAGCAATTATTCTCTTACAAATAAAACCTATGACACTTATGCTTCGGCTTCCATAGCACAGCGTAACCCGCGAAAAGGACACGTAGTTAAGTACGAAGGAACCGATTCGATAAGTACAAAGAAAACGGATAACGATGTGATAGGTGGACGATGTGATAATTCTGCACATGCAGAGCATAAAGTCAAAGGTGGGCTTTGGAATAAAAACAAATTTAAAGAGAGCGGAAGTATTAATGATATAACCGGCGACCCGTTGCTAGTAGCAGGTGTAAATTTTGATTTGACAGGATTCGGAAAACCAAGCGGAAAATATCATATAACTTCTAGTACCCATGTAGTGAAAGGTGGAGATGTATATACAACTAGTCTTGACATTCGCAAGACAGGAACTATACCAAAACCGAGAAGAGTTCCGAGAGTAGAACGAAAAACAACAAAAGAAGAAATACAATAATTTATGTTGCGGTACGGAATTATAAGTGAAGTAGATTATTCGGCAGGTCGTGCCCGCGTAAATTTTGATGATACGGATATTGTTTCGGATTGGTTGACATTACCAAATGGAAGAATAAAATCAAACTGGATATATGACACCAATAAGCAAGTGGCTGTATTGATGCATAGCAATGGTGAGGATGGTGAGATACTTGGAGAAGTACCAAGTGAAGAAGATACAACCCCAACGTGGGCCAATGATCATGTAGAAGGTTTTGAATTTCATGACGGGACAAAGGTGACGTATGACAATTCAACTAAGAAGCTGACTATTGATGCCGGAACAACTGGAGAATTGATTTTTAATTGTGCTAAGTTGACGGTGAGTGGTGACATAATAGCGGGTGATGAAAATGTAAGTTTGATAAATCATATACATACTAGTCCGGTAGGACCTACAGGAAAACCAATACCAACGATATGATAAATACAGTACAATTATCGACTGACATAAAAACATTGCTTAATACATTGAAAACTTCCGAAAATCAGGAAGAAGCAATAACAAGTTTTGCCGATACACTTGCCGATAAAATAGCTGATGCCATTAAGCGCGGAATAGATACGGCAACTATTGTTCCAACATTAACAGCTGGAACGGTAGCAGTAACAGGAACGATAACCATAACTGCAACAAAATGAATTTTGATAAATCTATTAATCTAGAAGTATTTGGTGAACTGGTGGAGGGCATGAATGACATTGCTCAAAGTTGGATGACTATACTTCACACCATACCCGGGAGCGACCCGTTGCGGGCAACATTTGGCAGCGGAATTTACAACTACGTTGATAAGCCGGTGACACAGTTCGAGGGAGATTTTGCAAGTATGGTAATTCGTGACCTGGAGCGGTGGGAAAAAAGAGCAACGATTAGTAGAGTTACTCGTACAATGAAAGAAGGATCGGTTGCCGTTCAGATTTACGGAACCTATACAGCAACTAATACACCTATTCAAATTACAGTTGATTTGAATGATTTGAAAAATGAAAATCTAAGCGAATTGCAGAGGGCGTATTCTGAAGCGTATTCTGAAGCGTATAATTGATCAGAATTTTCTGAATTAAAGAATTTGCATAATTAATAACGCGACTTGGAAGTCGCGAAACCCATAAGAATAATACAATGGCATTAGCAGAACCCATATTTGTAGAAACTGATCCGGCAGCAATTCTTTCGGAGATACTGGCTGATTTTACGGCTTTGACAGGGCGTGAGATTTACCCCGGACAACCGGAGTATTCGATATGCTCGTGTATGGCCTATCACAAGACATTAACGCATAATCGCATTAATGCTGCGGGTAAATCTATGTTAGTTGATTTTTCGGCTAATCCTGTATTGGATTACCTAGCTGCCATGTTCAACATTACACGGCTTACGGCTCAATCTGCTGTTTGTACGTTGCGGTTCATATTGGTACCGGGTCATTTGCGTGTAACTATTCCTATAGGTACTCGTGTACGCTCCACAGATGGTAATGCCATATTTGAAACGAATGACGATGTGACTATTGAAGAAGGGGTGAATACTATTGATATACCTTCTACGTGTCAGATTACAGGGCTTGTGGGGAATGGCTATGCAATAGGTGATATTTCGGTATTACAAGATGTGTATGCTTATATTTCTTCAGTAAGCAACCTTGATCTTACTTTGGGTGGTAGTGATGAAGAAACGGATATACAGCTGCGCGATAGAATTAAACTGGCAACTTCTCAGTACAGTGTTGCGGGTAGTAGAAATGCCTATAAGTTTTGGGCAAAGTCGGCTAGTCCACTTATTACTGATGTGGAGGTAGTAACCTATTCTGAAAATAACTTAGTTCCATTTGGTGAAGTTTGGATTTATCCTTTGTTGCTTAACGGTCAGATACCTTCTGATGCATTAAAATCTGAAATAGCAGTAGTACTCAATGCTGAAAATGTTCGGCCAATGAATGACACCGTACTCGTGAAAAACCCACAAGTTGTAGAATATACAATTGCAATGTCGGTTGTAAAGAAACCGGAAGCCAACGGATCGGACTTGATTAGCTCGATTACTGCCATATTAACAGCATATGGAGTTACTAATTACACTACGCTAGGAGTTGACATTGTGGCTTCCTATATTGAAAGCATATGCCGGAGTGAAAATACATACGATGTAACTGCTGAAATAGTATCTGCGAAAGCATTGTCTGGGCGTAATTTGATTATAAGCCCATGGGAATTAGCAAAACAAACAGGCGTTACCATTACAATAACCGGAAGTAACAATGGCTAAAACAATAGCATCAGCAATTGCCAACAGTAGGCTAAGCGTTTTCGATGATATTATCGCAAAACACTTTGATGATATTGATTTATCACCAATAATGGTTTACCTCGTTGATTGTGTAGATAGTTCAGCATTACCATGGTTGGCTAAACAGTTTGATGTGGACGGCTTCCGAGGATTTGATCAGTGTTATACAGAAGCACAGAGACGAAATTTGATTAAAAATGCAATAGAGCTACACCGGCATATTGGTACCATATACGCGATACGAAAGGCATGTAGTTTAATTGGGTTTACTCCACAACTGATTGAGGAAAATGTTCCGGTAGTGACTAATGGTGATCCTGTATGGTGTGCATTCAGAATATTGCTTAGTCCGGATGATATTTCAACCTTTGATGCGAATACGCTGTCTATGCTTCGCCAGTATATTGACTACTATAAGCGGGCTATAAGTATTTTGACTGAGATATATTTCGGAGTTGAAATATTGGAAGATAAAATTTTTAGCAATTTAGAAGAAGAACGTGATGTACTTACACTCACTTCGGTAATTGATACAGAAGGAGATTTCAGTGACGATTTTAATTATGACTTTAATATATAAAATATGAACACACTAACTGTTTTAAAAGGTTTAGTTACAAGCACTTTCCCAACCAATGGAACGAAGCAAATATCAGCTGCTAATGTACGAACATTTTTAAATACTATTCTTGACAGTTTATTTACTCCGGCAGCTACAACTAGAATATGGCCTGGTCCTGTATCTACAATTCAGGCAGGTTGGCATCTAATGGATGGTTCAGAATATAGCCAAACTGAGTATGCTGATTTATTTGCCAATTTAGGTGGTCCATCAAGTCCATACGGTGTAGGTACTACTACATTTCAAATTCCATTAGTAAAAGGTGGGCAGACTATTATTCAATGTGGAATTAGCAGCTTTTATATTTATCCGGGAGATGAAGGAAGTGGCTATTCATTAAATGATATTCTGACTGCACCCGCTCCTATTGGTGGAGTATCGGCAAAGTTTAAGATTACAAATATTGATACAATGACTTTGAAAGTTATTGAAAATGGTAACGGATATGTCAATACACAGCGATTATCATTGTTGGGTGGTACAGGATCAGGGTTGAGTATAATTATTACATCAACATATAATTTAGCTGCTACCGGTGGAGAAGAAAAGCATGTTCAAACGGAATCTGAAATGTTCAGACATACGCACGTACAGGATGCACATCAGCATAATATTCCAGGTATTACTGGAGGTGATAACAGCGATAATAATAATAATACAAGGTTTGCAGGCGGTGATAAACCAACAGGACAAGGTACTTTATTTTCAATTAGCACAAGTGCTGTTACAGCTACTAATCAATATACTGGTAGTGGTGCAGCTTTTAATGTGATGAATCCACACGTAGCCATGAATTACATTATTAAACTGTACTAAAATGGATAAGATAACTATAAAAGGTCGGCTTTCGTTGCGGTTTTATAAAAATGGAATTCTTGTAAAAAAGGATTCCGGTGATAATTTAATTGTAAGCAATGGTTATGCTAAATTATTGTCGGCTCTCAGCGGAACTAATAATGTCGGAATTGAGAAAATACAAGCCGGAACAAATGCTACTTCGGCAAATTCAACTGATACATCGATCACAAATCCGATTGATATTACTATAACTTCAAAAGTTATAGCCAATAATAAATTGACTATCCTTTTCGAATTTGGAGCTGCACAAGGCAATGATACTGAAATATCTGAGTTTGGAATCATACTGAAAGATACTACTTTATTTTCGCGTAAGGCATGGCCAACGTTCACTAAAATTGCAGATTTGACTATAAACGGTACATGGGTAATAAGTTTATAATATGGCAAACAGACAAACAATAAAGGACCTGATAGTATCAACAATTTACGATAATTTGTTGCGGAAAATAACAGCACCAAAACATCAAGAATTGGAGTTACAAATAATGGACAGTGTAGTAACTAAAGAAGATGACATTGTCAATGATTTTAGTTCTGAAGCTTCGGATAAAGTAGCCAGTGCCGGTACTGTAAAGACATTGAATGATACTACACTTAAATTAGGTAGAGTTCAAACAACTACCGCATGGATTGATCAAAGCACT